CCAACGTACAGGCAAGCTCCGTACATACGGTGACCGGACATACCCACGTATTGACTGTGCATCCATTCACGACATTGAATCCAGCTTTCAGAATGGGTACCATCTATGGCGTACAAACTGGATGCCTGGCTAATCCTTATGGCCAACAGTTCAGTTACATGGAGGACTCAGCAAGGGATCACAGGAGTGGCTTTGCTATGTTGACCTACGAGAGAGGGCAGCTGCTACCCCCAGAGCTAGTGCAAGTTTGGGATGAGGAGAAGGGTGAAGTTACTTTCCGTGGAAAGATTTGGGGAGTCTAAAGGATAGCTATTAAACCAGCGATGTATATGATAGTCGCTACAAGCTCCACTATGAGCAAGGCATTGTCTCGGTATAGGTAGCCTTGGACTGTCCAAAGAAAGCTCCCTACAAGCCCAAATACAAGGTTTAAAGGGTATATATTTAGACTGGTCAAGGCTATACCTATCAAACACAGTACAGTCCCTGACCATCTAATCATTTATTTACATTCCCAATGAAGTCCTCTGGGTAATCTAAGGTTGGCTTACCCATCGCAGAGCAAAACATCTCTAGTTGCAATGCAATATCCTCCATGCTATCAGCAACAATGGTGGCCACGCCATAAGCGTAGGGTGTGCCATCGGTATCATAGAAAACCTCAACCAACTCCAGCTGCTCTGATCCAAAGTCATCAACTAAATTAACAATCCTATGGTTCCACATGGCTCCTCCTAGCTTGCATCAATCAAGGCTCTGCGTTTAGCAGTAAAGGCGTTCATGCCTGAGATTTGTACAGGGTTCATCTTGTCAATGATGTGCTTGTTAGATCCGTGCAACTCCTCTAACTTCATTCGCTTGGTATCCTTACCCATTGATTTAGACATGGCTACCTTATCAGCCATTGCATTGTAAGCCTCAACCCAGTCAGTCATGCTATCAAACAAGGTATCATCCTTGCCTGGGATACGCAGAGCTAATCTCAAGACTGGTTCTATGTTCTCAGGAAGTGTTGTATTTACGCTACTCTCTATAATATTTTTTGCCTTATTTTCCAAAACACTTGCATCTGTCTTGGCAAAGTTCAACGGATTAGCCATCGGTGCTGGTCTGCCTCTGCTTGCTGCGTTGCCATCGTCATCCTCTGGAGCGATGCCACAGGCTGCCATGAGCGAGTAACGTCTAGCGTATGTAAGAGCAGATCCGTAACCTTGTGGATCGTTCTTCGCAGCTGGTACGTGGAGTACGCCACAGTCTAGTAGCTCTCCAGATTCGTGGATAAAGATGGTCTCTACTGATACCCCATCATCGCATGGGTGGCACTTCTGTACCAATGCAATGCCGTTGTTATTCAGCGCATCAATGACGGCCTTAACGCAAGCTGATAGGTCTGCGTACTTGGTTTTAAAGAAAGGATTGTTAGAGTCCTTGAGTGCTGGTGCAAAGTCTTTCTGAGCTTTGACCAATGCTGTTGCTATGTTTTTCATTTCAATTCCTTAATGGTTAATGTGCTTTGACGTACTGTGTACGCCTCTTTGGCTGGGACAATCCTAGATAAAGTTGCTTTGTAGGTACGAGTTGGCCATGAGATTTGATACCGACCAGCGATACCGTACTTATGATTTCTAAGGATCTCCATGAGTTGAGTCTGAGCTTGCTCATTCTCTGCCTCTAGCTTTGCTGCCTTGGCTTTGTTCTCTTGGATTAGCTTTGCCAACTCCTCTGCGTAGTCATCCAGTTTCATTGGCTCATCGTCTATCGCATCTGAGTAGGTGCGAGCTGCATCCTTAGGGTTCTGTACTGGGTAGTAATCAATCTCTCCAGTATTTTTGAACCTATCAAGACGGTCTTGAAAGTCTTTGGATACTTTCTCAATCGTCTCCAGAGTCTGCTGATGCAAAGCAAAGACAAAGATACGCAACTCTGTACCCTTGTAGAGCGTAGCAATCGCACCCCACCCAGCTTTATAAATAGCCATCTGAGCTTGTAGTTGCAATGGCCCACGCCACAATGGAGGCATATCCTCAGCATCCATCGCTGTGAGCTTTGCCTCTAGTACGCCTGTGCCATCCAGTCTGATAGAGTCTTGACCGACTACAAAGATGCCACGCTCAGGATCAGAAAACAACTCCTCTCCATTGCCAGTAGCCGTACCGTCTAAGCTACAACTGATAGGCCAGTCATCGTGAAAGTAAGCCTCCTCGTGGTTGTAATCTAGCTGACTGCATCCCAGACGGTTGGCTGCCTCCATGAGAATGGTTGGTTCTAGCCTGTTACCCCATTCCATTGACTCGTTACTGATGTCTGGTGGTTGATTGCCTTTGATGGCCTCAATTGACATAAGCAACTCATCATTAGCAGAGCGATACTTGCTCATTCCCATAATTGCTGGGAGCCGTGATGCTGATAGCATCGTGTTTGGTGTGAGTTTACCGACCATTATTCTCTTTCTTCTGCGTTTATAAGTGTGAGTGTGTGTTGTAAAGAGTTGGCCACTCTAACAAAGTTCTCTGAGTATTGTTCTGCAATCTCAAAGTTTCTGACTGTAGTGGCTTTGTGGATCTCTCTTATCAAACGGTTTGATTCCAAAATCAATTCTGAATAATCCATCATCTTTCCCCTAAATAGACGTATCGTGCATAGCGCGATTCATCGCTTTTCTCATTGATAGTCTGAATGTTGTAACTATCTTTGAGTACGTAGATGTAATGCGCCAGGCGTGTGATGCCGTACTTCTGAATGGCATCCCAAGATGTAATGCTCTTACGCTTTTGCAAGTGAGCAAGGACTTGTTCTTTTTGTGTACGTGTTTTAGACATTTTTTCCCTCATTTCTAGCAGCAAGGTGACGATAGTTAGCCCATTTCTTTTGAATCTTTGGACTCTCGGATGGTGGAACCCAGCCCAAACGTTTGAAAGTTTCCAAAACATTTGTCTTAGCAGCTGGGACATATTGCTTATTGATGTTATCTAGAACTCCCATGATTAGCACCCCAATGGTTTGAATGGGCCATCACGAACCGTATCCCAGCAACAAGTACCACCACCACTAGGTACGCATCTAATAGCTGCAAATGAGCTTGTTGAAATCATCAATACTGTTAATGCAATTAATACTTTTTTCATTTTTAAACCCCTATCGCAACGATGATTAAGAAAACGACAAGGCTAACCGTTGCAATAACCTTATCGCTTGTTGATTCTTTTGGTGCAACGCACAAATCTTTTGCTGTGTAATCGTACTTATTCATTTATCAAAACTCCTTAAATATTTATCAACTAACTTCTCACGCTTACGTCTGACCATGCCTTTGTAGGTATTGGGAAATAACTTAATAAACCAATGACGGATCCACAAACCAGCCAAAGCAATAATCATTAGGATTGCAAAGCCTCCAACGACTAGGTAAGCAACTGCCAATGTGTACAAAATAAGTTCACGCATACTGCACCTTTCTCATTAATGTCCCAACCTGGGATGGATGCCATTGAGTGTTACCTCTTGGCGTTTTAAACCCTCTCTGGCTCAATACCTGAGCTACTGAACGCAAGTCCATGCCGATAAACTCCTTGATTACTGGAGCCATCTGCATCACATAGCTATCAACACGGCTTTGGATAGCGTTTAAACCAGCCTTAGAGCCGTTCTGTGGAGCTGGACTACCTAACTTAGTGCCACGAGCTTTAGCCATCTGTAGGGCTGATTTAGTGCGTTCTGATATCTTCTTTGCCTCCCACTCAGCGAATACTGCTGCCATCTGTAGGAATGTACGGTCAGCCTCAGGCATATCGGCAGCCACGAATTGCACGTTTGACTCTAATAAACCTGAGATGAAGTGAACGTTACGAGCAAGACGATCCAGCTTGGCAATAACCAATGTGGCCTTGTGCTTTTTAGCAAGAGCCAAGGCCTCTGCCAACTGTGGGCGATTGTTTTTGCGACCAGACTCTATCTCTGTGAACTCAGCGATGATTGCCTGGTCTTTAGTGAAAGCCTTAACGGCTGCTTGTTGAGCCTCAAGGCCAAGGCCTGACTGGCCCTGACGTTGAGTACTTACACGGTAGTAAGCTACAAACATATTATTCCTTATCGGTTTGGTTTGGTTGAGCATTTAACTTTTCAGCAATCATTTCCCCAAACTCAGGGATCATCTCTCTGATTGGTCTGCCTGGTAAACCGTAAGGTGTATCTTCATAGCGGAGTATGAGTACATACTCATTGGTCTCTGTGTCGTAGATTCCTACTCCAGCCTCAAGACCTGTTGCTCTGTTACCTAATGTGCGTGTTACATATTTCATTTTTAACTCCTGTATCTCGGTGGTTAATTAATTAAGCGATATCGCTTGAGATGAAGTATAAACACAAT